TTCGTCCTGGAGGAAACAGACCTCCACGGTGTCAATGAGGTTCGTGTCGGCCAGGAAGTACCAGGCCGCCGAGTCCGAATCGTCGAGCCGGGCGGACGGAACGATGGTCAGTCCCTCGTTGGCGAACGGGTTCATGGCCGCGTTCGACTTGGCCGGGTCCACGACACTGGCGACGACCTGCTGCGAGACGCGATAGATGCTCGTGGGGACGAGCATGTAGCGCGCGCGAAGCTCCAGACGAGCCGCGGACTTCGGCCCCTTCTGCTTCATCATCAACTTTTCCGTGGCCGACATAGTGATGACGGTCGGCGCTCCGCCGGTCGTACCGCCGGTCGCCACGAGGTTTGCGTGCCCACCCGTTGTGCTGACGGCCGTCGTGTTGAAGAGCGCGCCGCCGTCGGCCATGTTCGCGTTGGCCGTGAGAATGGCGTAGGCGGTATCGTCTTCGAGACGCGCGGCGGCGTTCGCCTGGAGCGTCGGGATACGGTCGAACGCGGCGAGATCGTCGTTGATGATCGCGCGGCGGGTCAGCAATAAACCGCCGGCATACTCGACGAGGGCGTAGGTCTCCGCCCCCTCACCCAGGGTGACGTACTTGAACTCGGCGCCCTCGGTCCGCGCCACGAGGTTCGGGGACTCGGACAGGGCCGGACGGTAGATCGTCTTGAAGTCGGGGGCGGTGTTTCGGCGGGCCCAGATGTTCCAGGTCGTCGGGGCGTCCAGGTACGCCTGGCGAAGCGACTTGTTGATGGCGTCCCGAAGGATTTCGTCGAAGTCGCTGGTGGACTGGGCCAGCTGGTAGGCGCGGCGGAGCTTGCGCGGGCTCATCAGATCCACGATACGGATGCGGGACAGCTCGAACGCCTCGACCACGCCGTGGGCGCTGAGCCAGTGCCGGTAGATGTCCACGAGGGACAGGCTGGAGAACATGACAGCGCGTTCGTGTGGCTTTTCGATCTTGCGGCCGGCCCGCAGCAGGATCGCGTCGGTCATGGCCGGGGCGAGGCTGGAGAGGTTTTTGTCCGCGCCGACGCGGACCGGGATCATCTGGTCGGACATTTTCACGAGTTCCTCCACGGTGGCGAGAGGCACGCAGCGGGACACCATCCCGTCGGCCCATTCCTTCGGCAGGCCGCGTTCGGCCTGCAACTTGTAGATTGCACCGACGCGCCGACGTTCGAGCGTCACGGCCGCGACCGCCTGTTGAGCGCTCATGGCGCCGGGCATGGCGGTGGCCGTCGGCATTGCCGTGGGCGTCGGCGTGGGATCGGGACCGGAGGGCGTCTCGCCGGCAACGGCCTTCTCGTGGGCGTCGAAGATCGCGCCCGCCTGGGCGGCCTTCGCGGCCGCGTCCGGGTACTTCGCCTGCATATCGGGGTCATTGCCGAAACGTTCGACGAACGCCTCGCGTTCCTCGCCGGCCTCAGGGGAGAGGTCGGGCACGGCGCCATCGGCCAACTTCTTCCGGTTTGCAACCATTTGAACTTCCTTTCTGCTGAGCAGTCCGGCCGGATTGGCCGCGGGCTCACCTACAAAATCGACCGCCTCGACAGTCTTGACTCTGCCGCGCGGCAGGCCGTTAGTCACAAGTGGGGCGTCGAAAGCGGCTGGAACGAAAACAATAGAGAGTCCAAGCGCCTCCGGATCCTCCTCGGCTAGGCCGAGAAGAAACTCGCGCATGTTGCCGCGGGGACTGTGTTCGGCGTATCGACCGATGACCACGTCGGCCCGCACGCGATCGCCCTCCACACGGGCGTTGCGAAGACGCCCCACGAGGCACGGAAGCGGGTCTTCGGGCGCATCGAAAAACCCACCCGACGAGGGATGGGTGATGCGAACGCGCAGGCCCTGGGGTGTGGCGTTTACGGCCACCGCGACTTGGCGAAGCATCTCGTCATCCACCTCGAAGCCGTGCCCGAGGGCCGGACCGGCGGTGACGACACTGACGCCCTCGATCATGCCGGCCTCGCGGTTGACGCGAAGCGGCCCGAGGTTGGAGACTTCGAGAGAGATAGACCCGGATCGAATCACGGCAGGGACTCCCGCGGCTTGGGTTCGGCAGGCGCGACCTTCGGGTCGGCCGCCTCAAAGGGAAGCGTCACGCCCACATCGGAACGCGCGGCGTAATTTTTGACCTCGGCGGCGTCCTCTAGATTGTCGCTCCACCTCGATCCGTTCAGTTCGAGGCAGAGCCGCTTGAAGGTGTCGAGCTTCATTTCCAGCATCATCTTTGCGGCGGCGGCCTGATTGGCCGGGTCGATCCATGGGCGCGGCGGCGGAACGAAATCGGCCTTGAGATAGTAGGCGCGCTGGATCGGGTCCGCCCAGTTGGGAGGATCCGCCATCCCGTGCCGGCGTTCAAGAACGCAGAGCTTGACGAACCGTTCCCAGGCCGGCCGGCACAGGTGGTTAATGATGCGAAGGGTCTCCGGTTCTGTCTCTTTCCACATCTCGATCATGCCTTGGCGTTGGCCGGAGAAACTGTTGCCGCTGTAATCGCGCGTGACCGTGGGATAGTCAAGCCCGGCCCCAGCGGCGATTTCGCGGGACTGGATGCGGGTAAAGGGGTCGTACATCCCGCCGGGACTTTGAGGAGCGTAGAATGTCGCCTTTTTGCCGTTCGGGAGGGACCAGATCATACCCGGTTCCCAGGTGAGTTCGGACGTTCCGCGACCATCGGTCTGCGCCGAGCCGACAGGAGTATTCGCGTCCAGGACGCCGCGTAGATCCGCATCGGGAGAGGCGTCGGGGCTTTCGATGGCGGCGCCGAGACACGCCTCCATCCGCGCCCGGATCATGGTGTATTGCTTGTACATCTTCTTGTGCCAAAGCTCACGCAGGACGGGGGCGAAACGCGACATACCCGAGGATTGCCGTGCCCGATCCTGCCGGAAAATATGGCAGACGCGCGCCGCCTCGACGCGGATCGAGTCCGTCAAGCTCCCACGGTAGGTGGTCAGCGGGTGACCCTTAGGGTAAAAATGGTAGGCGACGGCCTTCCCGTACTCGTCCAGTTCGACGCCTCGGACGATATCATTCCCCGTCTCAGCCCACCGAAACAGGGAAAGGTTCAGCTGCTCGGGTTCGATGAGTTGAAGCTGAAGTCCGACGTTCTCGGCGGAGGGGCGATAAGAGAAGACAATGAGCGTCTGGCCCGCGACGATCATCTCGCGGACCGCGAGCGCCTGAAAATCGAGAAAGCTCTTGTGACCTTCGACATCGCATTGAAGCGGGTCTTCGGTCCAGCGCTTCCAGTGCCAATCTGCCCAGACGTTCCACTCGGTCAGGGGGGCGTCGGTGGCGGCGTCCTGAGCGGCGGCGCGGGCGGCGATCCCGGTCCCGACGACGTTGCGGACCCATCCGTCGGCGATGGACACGCCGAGGGAATCGGGCACGATTGATAATGGTTGTCGCATCGGATTCGATGTCCGAATCGGCCGCCGTCATGCGGCTCTTCCAGTCGGCCTCGGTCCGGGTCTTTTTCGCGGCGTCGTAGGTGGCGCCCATGCCACTGCTGCTATAGGCCGAGTTGCGGTAGCTGCGGGAAAGAGCAATGGACTCGTTCAGAAGGGAAAGGCGTTCGCGCAAAGCGGCGACTTCAAGCCGCGCTCTCGCGCGGCGGGCAGACAGTCGTGGGGCGATGATGTCGAGTAGACTCATGTAGGCGCCTGGAACTTGATAACGTATGGACGCGCGGCGCCGCCGTTAGAAACCCGCGCGTACTCCGATTCCCAGAAGACGATCTCGTCGCGAACCTCTTTGAGCCGCTTGTAGGAGGCCGAGCGACCGGCCGCCCCGACCGACGACGCCGCATCGGCCGCCAAGGCCGAGTAGGTCGTCTTCAGGCCCGTGAGGACCGCCGCGATTTCCGTGACCGTCATGCGCTCCTCCATGCGCGGAAGCTGGGCGCCGGCCAAAAGAGAAACCCGTCAGGAGGTAGCCACCTGACGGGCTCGTATTCAGCCGCTTGCGGGAGAGTGATCGGCCCTCCACGCCCGAGTTGTCCGCTTTATGATGTGTAGGGTCGAAAACCTCCTACTACACCTTGTGCAAACAAAAGCATACCCTCAAATTCGCGGTATGTCAATAGATAAAAAGGGGTTTTTCGACACATTCCCGATATGTCAAAGTCGAAACGGCGTCACGTCCCAGGCGCCGCCGCGCGAACGGACAGGCCGGCCTTCATCCGTGGGCGGGACCGAAGGCGCGATCAGCCCATCGAGGATCATCTCGTCGGCCATGCGCTCGGTGAGCGCCTCGACACCGATCATATAGGCGGCGGCGATCTGATAGACCTCACAGTCCCAAAGATCCACGCGCGCGCCCGCGCCGACGGGCGCCCATTCTTCGGTGAGGGCGGCGCCCCGTCGCGTAACAATC